ATAAAGTTTTTTCCTCTTCAACAAGGAAAGTGCTAAATGAATTAATCATCCTTTTTTACGCTCAACTTCTTTTTTACGAACATCTTTAAAAAGCTTTCTAGCAATTACTTTAATTTTTGCTTTCATTACAGGTTTGTCTAGTCGCTTTTCAATTTCTTGTCTACGAGCATAAGAAAGTTCATCTTTAGGAATACCTTTGGTGATTTTCTTAAGTAACGCGGTTCTAGCTTGCTTTTGTGCTCTTTTTTCAAGAGTACCTTTACTCGCCATTCTACGGCGCGCGCGCTTTCTTCCCATTTCAATTTTGGATTTATATCTTTTGATTTGACGTTTTCTAGCCATTCGTTGCTGCATATTAAGTGCTTCATCGAATTCTAGTTCAGTAGATTCACCGATCGGTCCACCTTCACCAGTACCAACACCAAATTTTCTACGGCGATACGCACGATAATTTGTTAGCTCGTCCTCTCCAGGACGATACTCAGTTTGATGTAAATCATCAAATGATAGGGGCTTTTGTTGCAGAGGGGACTGGCCGTCCATCTCTAATAGATCTTTTAAACGAAGCAATCTTGCCATCGTTAGTTCCTTCCTGGTTTATCCCATCCCTTTAATATAGTCGGTGAAAAGTTTGCGAATGAAAATTCCATTCGGTCCACAATTTTCACTGCATCACCACCAAGTTTATCTATGGCCACATAACCTTCTTGGCCAGTTGTACGATATCCTTTATTAGTTTTTAAGAACGTTTGTACATTATCTAACTTATTAAGTATATTTATAAGTTTTAATTTTGCTACTACAATACATTTTTGTAATTCAAAAACGTTTTGTAAAGATTTTTTATTTTCAACTGAAAAGAATTGTAAAAATTCATCCATCTTTTTTTGTTGTGCGGCCTTACCTTTTTCGGTAGATCTCTTTGCTATTTCTTTTTGGTATTTTTGTTTGATATAGCGGATGAGACCAGCCACGTGAAGACTCGTATTTTGAACAACTTCACCTTTACGTACAAAGGTATTATTATATGTCTCAATAGTTTGAGCAAGAACTTTATTACTTTCAAGTTCGCGAAGAGTCGTGCCACTGATTTGATTGAAGATACGACCAGCTTGGCTAAGTAACGCATTTACTTCCTCCGTGTCTTTTTTTGACATTGTAAGATTAGTCATATCACGCAACATTGCATCTTGAGACCATACATTTCTAGATTTTCTAAGGGCTGAAACGTCAACACCATATGAGGCCTTCATCGTTTCGAATGAGGATCCTGAGTAGCTCGTATGCCATACGATTCCAATTTTTGTTGACGATATTTGCTTGGCCATTTCCGTGCCAGCCGGTATTGCATATACAATTGTATTGGGGTGAAACGTAAGATAGTTTTGTCCTTTAATCTTAGACTTCTTGACATCACCCGGGCCAAATAAGAAATCACCTTGAATTACTCCTTTAATACCTAATTCAGGAAGATATTGAAGAGCAAGCTTAAGTTTGGTAGCGAGATCGCCGCTAGTATCAGCATCAATATCAGCATCACTCTTGTATATTTTGGGAGATTTGTTAAAGATCCCCTTTTTCGCCACGAAGAATCTGCCATCACGAGGATCAGTCCCAGCAAACACAGCAGGAGCACCGTCCCATTTAACACTAACGTTTCCATCATGTACTCCTCCTAACATATCTCTTAATGATCTGAGAGCCATAATAGCATCTCTTGTTCCATTGACACCACCATATAGAACTTTATCCTCGATGTGTGTCATATGAGTATTCTTTTGTTCGGTTATAAATTCTGAAAATCTCACTGACGTATTCCTCTATCATCTTCGATGTATTTTGATCCGTTAAATGCCATTACCAGTCCGTCCTAACAATAACTACTTTTGGTCTAATACCTAATGCTCTGGCGGCTGTAAGTCTTGTATTACCGGCAATTAGATTATAATGATAAGGTTTATTTCCTGGAGCAAGAAGTATGATTGGACATTCTACCTTACCAGACCAATCATTTACAGCGCCCTTTCCGATAAACTGAGTCATAATTCTCGAAACATCTCTTTTTACATTATCCTTTTTCATATTCTTAAATAAATCATTAAAAGAATTAACTTCCCAACTTCCACTATTTTGTAAAATTTTCCAAACGTTATCTTGAAGATCGGTAATTTTAGATTTAGCATATTCACTTTTAAGATAGTTTAGTGAATCCTTATCGTCATCTCCAACAAACTCTATGACAACTCTTTTGAATTCTGCAATTTCATCTTCAAATCTGGTTTTTGTCCACCTAATCATTTAGATCTTTACCATTGGTTTAATTTTACTTTGAGTTATAACTTCCATTCTTACATTCCGCGCATTAACTGGACCGACATGCAATATTTCACCGTATGATGATTGTGTGCTTGTATTATTAATAAAAACTACAGTTTCTTTTGAAAAATATGTGTTAGCAAGTCTGCCAAATTCTCTTTCAAACTGTGCATATTTTGTGGGGCTTTTTTGTTTTAATTCTGCCATAGCTCCACCGGCATATTCTAATCCACTACCAGATCCACCCTTTTTGATACCTTGCTTCTGCATCTCAACATGTATTTTATTTGCAAGTGCTGAAGTATCAACTGCTCCTCCCATAAAGAATCCGCTTATCCATCCTTGAGGTACCCATTTAGAACGACCAGAAACTGAAACTTTAATACTTTTTAATTCAGCGGTATTACTTCCTAGTTTTAAATCTACACCTTTTGATGATCCACCGCCGACAGTTAATTTGTCATACATAAAGTAAAACATAAATTCGCCAGGTCCGATACCTGGCATAGAGTAATGAATAAGATTTCCGGCATTGGTTTTATCAGAGGATTTCAATTTTGAGAGTAATTCATTATGCGCCACTTTATCAAATTTAGTACTAGAGATAGTAGAATTAAGATCGAGGTCAGGAAACCAGGTTGTTCTTACAACAAATTGAATTTCTTTTTTATGTTCTAAAAACTGCAAATCCTTGGACGTAATACTAAACGTTTTTAGCCTTAATGCCTTTTTTAGAAAGTCACCATTTAGATCTCTCAATTCAATTTCCTCTTGTAGATTAAGGTACTTTTTAAAGCGCATTTTACTTCTCCATATAGATTTACTATACACTATTTATACAGAAATGTAAATAAAAAAAGACGGCTTAAGCCGTCTTTTCTACTGGGAGTGTAGGTTATTTTTTATTCTTTTCTTTCTCGCGTTCACGATCGTTGTATTGTTTGATACCTTGCTGTCTTTGCTTTTCACGATTCTCTGGATATAGATGTTCATATCCTTTCATATTCCAGCTTTTTGCCCAAGCAGCAGTTTGATCTACACTATGTGCTTTCATACCGAACTTCCTTTTCTAAAAGGGGTTGTTATTGAGTGATCAGTGTAATCGCCGTCTACATTATATTCTCTACGAACTGTTTCGCGAACCATTAGTCCATTTTTCATTTTATATGTAACTAATTCTCGCATAATCACTCCTTGACTATCCAGTCTATCAAGGGCTGATTTTAAGGGACCATCCATTCTACATTTCCTTATATCGTTTCACCAATTTTTTACATTCATCTGGATTTTCTACCATCTGAACTTTAACTGCATTCAATCTTTCAAGTCGTTTTCGTTCTGCTTTTCTCAATTTCACGTTAGTAGATAACATTTCAATTTGAGAATTAATCATATCAAGACCCATTGACATGGTCTTGACGTCTCTTTCGATACTACGTTCTACACCCATACTAGCCTCCAAAAGCTACTGTTATTCCGCTTACGATAAAATTGCCTACGATCATAAGACCGTAGGCTGTTGCGACGATTTCCATTACGCAGCCTCCGCTTTCAATGTTTTAACAATTGCAGTAATAATCTTCTCTTTACCTGCAATTGCAGGAGTTAGGTAACTGCAAACTTCATTACAAAAGACTTTGGCTTCTTTAGCAGTTTTAAATTTGCGATAGCTTCTTTGAGAATGTTTTTTACCAGTTTTTGTAATATAATCATGTACAAAAAATCTTGGAGTATAGCCACCAGTCTGTCGGTCAGGCCAAATTCCAACTTTTTGGCCTGACTCATGAATCCACTGTTGAGCAACTTTTTGTTTTTGATTCAACATTATGAAGCCTCAGCGTATTCAATCGCTTTAGAGAGTGCTTGACTTTTCCGAACTTGGTTACCGCCGAACCATGAAGAATAAAGACGGTTGTCTGCATTACGACCTTGTACGTGATCGGTAATGAACGTAACAGAATTAAATGCCTGCCACCAGCTACCTTCGCCATACTCTGCGCCCGGTTGAGTTTCCAGTACATCGAAGGCAAGTTTAGCGTTACGTGAAAGAGTATCAACTGCAAGTTCTTTACCTTGCACGCGCTTGTCTGCCGTACGTGGGAAGACTGAATTGAGATACTCGATGTATGAGTCTTGAGTGAAACGCTTACCAGCCAAGAACTCTGCAACTTCGCTGTACTGTTCCATTTTTGCAGTAGCAATACCGAGTTGTTTTTTGACAGCATGAGCATCAAACTCTACACGGTGACCGACTCTTACAGAACGCTCTGACTTAGACTCAAGTGAGAAGGTTAGTGTGTTGTTACATACTACACGAATTGGTG